AGTGTTCAAGGATTCGAAGGGGCGCACGTATGTTAAAGACGCCGCCACCGCGAAGAAAATATATGTCAAGAAGCTTTTCACGCCAAAAGCCAATCCTCTTGGTGCAGGGCCAACCAGTGCCGCCAAAAGCCCTATGGTCGATACGGGCAAGATTGACGCTAAGAAACGCAGAGTGTTCAAGGATTCGAAGGGGCGCACGTATGTTAAAGACGCCGCCACCGCGAAGAAAATATATGTCAAGAAGCTTTTCACGCCAAAATAAACTTTTGTTAGTCAGTGAGCTCTCCAAAATGACAATTTACGTGATAGGATGCTCCAAGGATAATTTTGGTTTGTGTATTCCTGTCGCAGTGGGTGCAGATATACAGATGGTGATTTATATTCTATGTCAAATGTCAGGAAACTCTTGAACTCATTGTTCTCGATTTTCCACAGAATATTGTACTGTTTGGTGTCTTCATCATTTGTGATCGGAGTATCGTTCCAATTCAATACTGGGAACCCGAACTCTCGAGCAATGTTGACAATATAGCGATGTTCCCAGCACACAAGAACCACAGAGTCTCGAGGTAGGTCGAGGCTATAGTTTACGAGCTCTTTTACTTCTTCTCTCTTAAATTCTACATGTAATGTCATTCGAAAGTCCCGCATCATGGGGATGAGAGTGTCTACGCAGCGCCTGGAAGATGAAGGTTTATTTGGTTTCATGGAAACCAGGTGTGTTGGCAATGGGACTCCCTTGGGACGGTGTTTGAGAAAATATTCTGGAAGATAATCGGCGCGGATGTGTCCCGTTTCAGAAAGTTCACTATCTAATTTTTCTCCATGACGCATGAGGAGAATTATGGTCATTTTTTCATTTAAAACAATATTTTTTCATTTAAAATAATATTGTTTAAGTTAAAACATGTGCAGTGGCATTCGCTTCATTGCCAAGGATGGAACAGTGGTTGTGGGCCGCACGATGGAATTTGGCCAGAACATCCTAAAGTTCAAGAAATTCAAGACGACTGCCATCAAGGGAACGTCTACCCCGGATAACAAGATACTGGATGGAATGAATTTGTCCGGTCTGGTCGTGTTTGTATTTTACTTTCCCAAGTGCGCTACGTACGCTCCTGTGACAATGACCAAGATAAATGTCAAACCAACAGATCTTGCAATGATGATATTGGAGAGATGCAGAAATTGCAGCGATGTCGAGTTCTTGGCACCCACGGTGAATATGATAGACGAAAATTATCCACCTTTTGAAGGAACCCCAGGGATGCACTGGTTTGTAACAGATGCGACGGGAACATCATTGGTTCTGGAGCCAGCAAATGGGAGACTAAATGTGTACCGCAATGACATTGGGGTTTTCACAAACTCCCCTTCGTTCCCAGAACATTTGGACGAGGCAGAAAAGGTGCTTGCCAATGTATCACAATACAGCAACCCCAATGCTGATTCCCAGGGGTCTGGCGCCATAGGCCTCCCGGGCGACTTCACCAGCAAGAGTCGTTTTGCGAGATTGGCATTTTTTTCCGACACTGTAGTCCAACCAAACAATGGTGAAGAAGCTCTCAACTCGCTCATACATTGTCTGAATAACTTTGATATACCCAAGGGAGTAGTAGTCTCCAGAGATCCCAAAATGAGAAAGGATAATTATGAAACGAGTATCTACACGGCATATTATAACATTACAAAGCGTCAAGTTCTGTTCAAGGATTATGAAAACCAACAGATACGGATTTTACAATGATTTAATTGCAGCCACATAGACGCACGTCCGCAACAATCAGGTTGTATTTCCTTGTGTGAAACATGGGGGAGTAGCACTTCTCATCAGCAAACCCGGCATGGTCATCGACAAGGCTGTCCACTGTCCACTGGGTGATCGGCTCGCACTTTGCTGACTTTGTGTTGAAGACCTTTGCCACGCCACGTGCAAAGAAATAGATCTCGCTGAAATCTTCAGACTTGACCACCAGTGTTCCTTTCTTAGGGATTATTGTTGGACGCACATTGCAGTTCAGATAAGAATCCAGAGTCATCTGACCAACAAGAACGGGCTTTGGACAGTTGTTGTAGATCTTGAAGTCTGCGTTCGCCATGGAGACAAAAGCCAGGAGGAGGACTGTCTTGAGCATCATTGTTATATGATGTTGTCAGGAAACTGCATACTTATAATGTACAGAGACACCTTGGTCAAATGACAATGAAAAAAAGCATCTCTTGGTGCGTCAGCGTAGATGTCTTCTTGAAGAACAAAATAATGCGAGAAATCATATTATATACCAACACACAAGATTAAAACAATAACAGATTCTGATTTACCGTGTCAAGTTCACAGACGTTATAAACAGAGCAGTAGACGCCAATTGAAATACAGAGCGAACTATGCGCTCTCGTTCTAGTTCCTTGGTCATTTGGCGTATGCGCTCCTGAGCAATATCTCTTTCCTGTCTGAGTTTCTTGTTGCCGAACATTATTACATATACTATGATATTTTATACAATAAAAATTCCATTATATTTTTATGAATGTCGATATGCGCTAAATGACAAGACGACCATACAGTTCTGGGCGGCGGTCGCGAAGCAGGCCCCAACCAGCGCGGAACATATCATTTTCTTCAGTGTCAATGGTAATTTTGATATGTGATTTCATATATACAGGGTCGGGGTCCACTCCACCATTCTTCTGTGGTTCACCGCCGACCTGAGCAACAACCTCGCCCTTGTTGTTGGTTGCGAAGGACCCGCCGTAGAAGTCGATCTTTGACTTACCAAACCTTTCGCGACCAATGCGATTGGCAACAATCACAGGAATACCACTTGCTGCCGAGTTCCCTTGAATAGTGCGCGCCCAGTGCATGTATGACTCGCCATCAGGGAAAGCGGGCTCCGAACCAATGGCAGTGGGGTACACAACAAAGTCCGCACCATCAAGAGCCAGACAACGCATTGCCTCTGGAAACCACTGATCCCAGCAGATCAAAACACCTAGTTTCCCAAACTTGGTATTGAAAACCCCATACCCGTTGTTCCCCGGAGTAAAGTAATACTTTTCGTTGTAGCAATCCCCTTGAGGGATATGTGTTTTGCGGTAAGTTCCAAGAATAGACCCATCGGCGTCTGCAACCGCAACCGAATTGTAATAATTATTACGATCGCGCTCAAAAAAGGAAATTGGAATGACCACGCCAAGTTCCCCTGCCAGTTTTGCAAAACTGCGGACGACATGACTTTCCTCAACAGTCTCAGCAAGTGCAAACCATTTCTGCTTTTGTTCCTGGCAAAAATAGCGGGCCTGAAAGAGCTCAGGAAGCACGATGACATTGGCACCATTGGCCGCCGCGTTCCTCACCATGCGCTCTGCGGTGCGCAGGTTATCCTCGGCATTCTTGGATATGGAAAACTGGAGAGCGGCAATTGTGGTCTTCATTGTGTCTACGCTTCAAGTTTCAGAAATGGTAATATCTTAGTTTTGTCGATATACATGAAGCTTGATACGTTAATATTGCGTTATCTGGACAGAAAAAATACAGTGGAGTAATAAAGATGACTCTGAAAGAAGATCTAGAAAGTGTATCACATAACATAGGTTATCTATACGCGCCTGGTAGTCATCATACCACAACACGTATTATCCCAGCAGCAAGATTATTTCAAACAGGTCATAGGAATAAGCTGTCGCACGGAAAACCTGTTTTGAAAAGAAAAATCAATGAGTTGCAGAAGACCAAAAAAATCTTATTCAAAGAACACATGCCAAGGAGCAAGAATATGAAATTAATGGACGTGCGTCTCAAGTATAATCTCCCATACTTACATAGACAAGAACTGAAAGAACACGACAAATTGATGGCACAAGAAATTACAAAAATTGAGTCGGTAATAGTTTGGAATTTTAGATCTATCTTGGACAGGATAGGAGAACTGGATAGACCGGGGTCATTCATGGACATATATATAAAAAATGGCCCTATCTGCTCTACAAAACCAATGGAGTTACAAAGAGGTGAGTCTAAGGAAAAACAAATTTTATATCGTGAAGAAAAGAACAGATGGTTGAAAGATAATAAAAAAGGATTTGCAGCTTTGAAAAATCTAGTGACCCATATCCATCAGATATACTTTACATCAAAACAAATGGATGAATTATTCCATGTCTACCAGGCATATTTAGATTTGCATGGTCAGAAGATTTCTGGTAAATTTGACGCTATCCGTAGAATATCAAAATGGATATATGATAGATATTCTATGTTAGAACAACATCTCAAAATTGCCATAAAATGCAATGCAACAGAAAATGCAATGTTTCATATGTCATTGCAAAATTGGAGAACAAACACAAATTACAAACTCTTGAAAACATTCCTTCTAAAAAAGTATGTAGGATTCTATAACAAAAAAGAACAACTTCGATATCTTGATCAAATAAACTTGACCAACAAACACTTGTAACAATCATATAAAATCTCTATGACCAGTGACAACTCAGTTTTGTCAATATGTGTGTCATTTGACCACGGACACTAAAAAGGTATAAAATAAATAAAATCAGTGTCATAAGTCAAATGGCAACTAAGTGGGACATCTATCGCAATTCCGCATACATCAAAACACCAACCGCCAGAACTATTTACATAGTTCCTCCTCCTTCTCTCTTTCTCAAGTTGAAGCGGTGGTCTATTGAGCACCAGAAGCTGTATCTCAAGAAGGTGAAACCTATCACCAAGTAGCACACCAAATCAGTTTCAGTTTTCGTCGATATACATATATATCGACAAATTCTAATTGTATCACAAACCGTGATTATAGACAAATGGTTCGCCTTGTCATGAAAACAGAGCCTGACATCAACGTTGGTTCAGTGGTGGATGATACATCCGCGCTTGTTCATCACATAAAGTCATTGATGACATCTCACCCTATTTTTGAAATGATGGATGACACAGAAAAGTGCATCGTCATGGATGATGACCAGTGGTTTTCGTACAAGAAACATCTCGCTCGTATTGCCAAGGAGCGCTCACAGGCCAAGAAGAAGCCTGCTACAGTAGTTGCCAGGGCAAAAGTGCGGAACCAGCGCGATACGAATTTTGAAGCCATCGAGGTTGATGGAACTATCATCAGGTTTTGTGAAACAAAGTTTTGTTACACAAAGTTTTCGTCCGTCAAGTCAATCACGACGGACCCAGTAGAACGCTCAAATATTTATGCCGCGCTGCGTGATGGCGTTAGTTATGACGGTTATTTTTGGGTTGTCATTTAATGTATATCGTCACTTGTAGAGATATAATTGGAAATTTACTGTAATTACCAAAATGGGCTTCATTTACAGGCTCACTTTTCCATCAAAAAAGAGTTACATTGGGCAAACAATTCGTGACATACATAAACGTTTGGAGGAGCATCAATTGCCAAGCAGCAATTGTGTGGCAGTATACAATGCCATCCAAAAGTACGGATGGGAAAAAGTGGAAAAAGAGTGGTATGAGGTTCCGGATGAGGACCTCAATTTCTATGAGGAGATGCTCGTGGCCTTGTTGGGAACCCTTTCTCCTGATGGATACAATCTCATGGAAGGCGGTGGTAGTAAAGGGAGGCCAAGCGAGGAAACCAAGCAAAAAATGAAGGAAGCAAAGACCGGTGAGAAGAATCATAACTTTGGGAAGACGCCAAGTGAGGAGTCCAAGAAAAAAATGAAGGAAGCAAAGACCGGTGAGAAGAATCCTATGTTTGGGAAGACTCTGAGTGTCGAGACCAAACAAAAGATGAAAGAAGCACAAACTGGTGAGAAGAATCATATGTTTGGGGAGGAACACACAGAGGAAACCAAGCAAAAAATAAGCGAATCAATGACCGGTGAGAAGAATCATGCATCCAAGAGAGTGTATCAGTATACTCTTGATGGCATGTATGTTGACTCTTTTGGTTCAATCGAGAAAGCAGCACAGTCTCTTAGAAAGACTAATACGTCTGGTATAAGTAGATGTGCTAATCCTAATTGCAAACGCAAATCAGCGTATGGGTTCAAGTGGTCGTTCACGGAGTTGTAATCAGTTTCCCGGTAAAACCCTGCACTGCTTACTTCCAAGAGCGCCATCGTTCCAGGTGAAACCTGTGTCGACGGAACCCGACGGACAGCTCCATGCATTCCCGTCCCATACTCTGGTTGTAAACGAAGCATCGTCACCAGTGGCACATTGCTGCTGGGCAGCGTAGTAGTCAGAATTTTCCCACGTTTTTCCAGTGTCTACTTCGGTGTCGTAGCATTTCCAAACGCCTCCGATCAATTTTCTCTGGCTGAACCCCCTTGCACATTTTTGATTCCAATCCGATGTATTTACGAGTGAAGTACCCGTTGGACACGCCCAGCCCCATGTGCCGGATGTCGCGCGCCATATTTGAGGACCATACGCACTGGTAAGGCACTGGCGTGCTTCGTCTCCATAGTCTGCAGTTCCCGGCGGACATGCCCACAAATTTTTGTAAAGCACTCTGTTGGTGTACGTAGGCTGGTACGAGTTTGGTGCTACAACGTTCTTGGCCGCGTTGAACCCGTCCTTAGCAACATTACCAACCTTCTTTCCAGCATCCTTTACCTTACTGAAGATGTCACCAAAACTAAAGTTCTCCTTCTTAGCTGGCTTCTTGAGAAGCATTGTAATCACAATCAAGACAATAACCAGAGCCAGGGCAGACGCGAGAATCATTTGCATATGTGTCAGACGCATTTATTTATATAAATATTATTATTTAAAGCTTACCACCTAATTGTATGTATGCGTTGTCAAGAGTTTCGAAATGTTTTGAAGCCGATGTACAGAAACCATGGATGTCACTGACCTTGGCTTCGAAAGCGTCAAAGGAAGTGAGCAGTCCCTTCGCCAGGAATTTAAGACCTGCCTGAGAAAACTTGCCCGATTTCATTTGCGACTCCATTGGTTTCTTTGGTTTGATGTTGCGCACTGCCATTGGTGTTCTGGTTTCTTTGAGAGATGGTTTGATGTTGTGGATGAACGCCAGAGCATGGAGCAGACTATCGGCCAAGTCATCTTTCTTCTTGGACTTGTCAAAAAGCTCGATGAACTCTTGGTCTTGGTCGGTGGTCTTCAAATACTCTTTTACGGTTTCCACAGACAGTTTCTTGCGTTCGTTGTAGTTCCAGTTTGTGATGTCTCGCTGCGGCCACCATTCGGTGGTAGAGGCGTAACTCAGTTTGTGTTTTGGATCGATGCAATACATGCGTCCATCATTGCTTGCTGCATACATTTCGATGTAATGCTGAATTCTGACCGCCCGAGGGTTCTTTGATGGTTGGCGTTCCACTACAACGTCAGTTGACTCCTTTACCCATTCGGAGAACTTTATCTTTTCCAGGCCTTCGTAGATACCCTTTGGGTCCGGACTGATAGAAATGACATCCCAATGAACAACTTTTCCTTCTGGGGTTATAGCACATAGAGCAAGGTTCTTGGTTCCGGGATCGATAGCAATCACAGACATTCTGCTTACATCAAACATTCTTTTACAATGGAATTGACGACGTTCTATTCGCCATCATCAGAGTCGGCCAGCATTTTGTCAATCATTCTCTTGGTAGTCTCGTCGATTACCTGCGGGGGTTCGTTTGAGAGTTTCTCCTTGAAAAACCCAGTGAAAATGTCAATTGTGTCATTTGCATTCTTGACCATGTTGTTTGCAAGCAACAGGTCATTTTCCTTCAGCTTTCTTAGAATGAGAAGTTCATCACGCACGACATCGATTGAATAGAAAGCAATGATAGAAGGAAGTCTCATGGACTGGGTGTTGTCGTATAGTTTTTTTATATTAGTATCTGTGCTGTAGCCAATCTTGGCAATGTTAGATTTGTATGTTTCTGCAACAAAAAATACAATGCCTTCACTCATAACTCACACAGATTTAAGTATGTTTAAGTTATTTTTGTAACCATGTGAAAAAATAATTGCATAATTATATATATGGCGCCAGCAAAGAAAGTTTCATGGGCAAACAATGCAGGAAAACCTTTGACATCCGTAAAACATATCCCTAGTGAGGGTCGCAGCCATCCCGTGACAAAGACTGTGAGACACTCCCGCGTGCTGAAAAGAAAGACATTCCCAAGAAG